TTTTGCAAGACAGAACACACTTTGGGACAAAACAGAGACTCACTATAACGAAGAAGGCACCGTAATTTACGATTCCTCTTACTGGGAAGATAGAGTAGCTACAGCCACAACTTTAGATAAGGCTGACCCAAGAATTACACCGACAATAATCAATATGCAGCAAAGACTAAAAGAAAAGGTTGACAAATTTTTTGATGTTGACGCTAAAGCAACTAGTCCTGCAATTGTTAGGTGGCTTCCTGGTCAGCTACAGATGCCGCACGCAGACAAAGAACTGCACGAAGGCGAGCACAAGGGGAAGCCAAACGATTTTCCCTACTACGACATCGCTGGTTTGTTTTACATCAATGATGACTACGAGGGCGGTGAACTGTACTTTCCACATCAAGGCATTCAATTTAAGCCTAAGGCAGGGGCAGCATACTTCTTTCCCGGAGACATGGGATATATCCATGGAATTACTCCAGTAGAATCTGGCATCAGATACACGGTACCTTTTTTCTGGACTATTTTGGCTCACACGGGTGACAGGCAGCCCTAATGGAAAAAATTATTCATAAAGATGACGTAGTAGAGGTACGTGGATTTCTAACAAAAGAAGAATGCCAAGCCCTAATTGAATATTACGAGAGCGATGCAGATTCTTGGCAGCTAACATGCTTTTTTAATGCAAGAGTTATGGACCCTCTAGCTCCTTGGAGGTCGTCTAATAACGAGACTGAGATTGACGAGCCATACATGAGAGCTCTCAGACAGAAATTTCAGGAACTAGCTGAAGACACTTTTAACAAAGAGCTAAAAAATCTAACACTAAGCTCTCACAAATGGCTTCCCGGTGCATTCGCTGGGTTCCACTCAGACAACACGGAACTAGACGGCACACCTAATGCGTGGCAAGAAAACAAACTAGTCACTATCTTGTACCTCAATGATGATTACGACGGGGGTCACTTAATTTTTAGAGACCACCCTATCGACATCGCACCAGAGCAAGGAACCGTGGTTGTTTTTGATGTGGGAATTGACAATGTCCACGGGGTTACCGAAGTCGAGTCTGGCAGCAGATGGACAATGCTCGCCTCTTTTGATTATGCAGACTCTACATATCCTCCCGAATACTGGGAACTAAAACAAAAAGAACTTGAAGAAACTGCAAAAGTGCATGAAGAGCAGCACTCTCAGTGGGAGACAGACGGTATTCCCGAAGACGGAGTCCTAAAACTGAAAGATAAGTAGGTAAAAAGTTGCTTGACAAATCTTCTTTCATAATCTATAAAGACGAACCTACAACACTGAGTCAGATTGGTGTTACACAAAATAAAATTGTAGAAATTCCTAATTTTCTAGACGCCGATACTTGCGAAAAAGTAATTTCATTTTTTGAAGCAAAAGACGAAATGTGGGGGGATATTGCCTTCTACGGGTCAAGCGGAATGGGCATCTCTTCCGAGGACCCGAAGATTGTCGAATTAGGGCTACCAGCTAATTTTTTTGATGCTCTGCGAGAAAGATTTGCAGAAGCAGTAGAAGCTGTTTTTGACACTCCCGTTAGGCCTAACACATCTCATGCTCAAAAATGGGATGTAGGAGGTTTTGCGTCACCGCACTCGGACAATTCTGATTTCGATGGAAATCCGACTTCATTTGAAATTAATAAGTATGTAGGAATTCTTTACTTAAATGACAACTATGGTGGCGGAGATTTGTACTTTAGTGACCGCGAAGACATAAATACCCCAAAGCTATCTATATCCCCTAAAGCAGGCTCTTACATTGTGTTCCCTGGGGGAGTAGAAAACATTCACGGTGTAACTGAAATAACTTCTGGAACTAGATATACAATGGTATCATTCTGGGATTTCGCGGACGCAGAGTATTCCGAAGAGCGTAAAGCTCAGTGGGAAGCAGAAAAAGAGATAGTCGAACGAGAAAAAGAAATAGCTCGCGAAGAGTGGGCCAAAGGAAATAAGTGGGCATAATGCTTGGAAATCTAGATAAGTCAACCTACGTCTACTTTAAAGACGAGCCTGTAGAAAACAGCAGACTGGGCATAACAGACAATCGTATTGTTGAAGTGCCCAACTTCGTGACACCTGAAGTTGCAGAAGGCATGATTAAGTATTTTGACATGGTCGGCGAAGAGATGTGGGGAGACATTGCTTTCTACAACTCTAAAGGCATGGGACTTCCACCAGACGACCCTAAGTTTAAGGAGTGCGGCCTTGAAGACAAGTTTTTTGAAAAGCTTAGGGAAAAGTATCAGGAGTGCGTCTCCCTAATTTTTGAACGACCCGTCCGACCAAACACATCCCATGCTCAGAAGTGGTATGAAGGTGGATTCGCAGCTCCTCATTCTGACAACTCGGACTTCGATGGAAACCCTACGGCTTTCGAAATTAATAAGTACGTCGGGATTCTCTACCTAAACGATGATTACGAGGGTGGAGAACTCTACTTTCCTGACCACGAGCTAGACATTAAGCCAAAAAAGTACGCATACTACGTATTTCCTGGAGGGGTAGAGAACGTCCATGGAGTCAGGGCTGTCCAAAAAGGTGAAAGATACACGATGGTTTCCTTCTGGGACTTTAAAGAGGCAGAGTACTCTGAAGAACGTCAAAATGAGTGGGAAGAAGAGTTTGCTAGAGTTAGAGAAGAGCAAGCTCACCAGAGAGAAGAATGGGAGAAGGGTAACACCACAGCATAATGATTGACTTCAGCAGACTAGAAAAACTTCACCCTATGGTTTGGGTATATCGCGGAGCTATAGAGAATAATGAAGAACTTCTAGAAAAAATTAAAGCCCTTCCCGAATGGAATTCTTGGTGGGTATTTGGGCACATCACTGATGCACTTGGCGGTGGCGACTACACTTGGGAAACCTTCCCCACTGAGGAAGAGTGGAATGCTCACCTAGAAATGATAGAAAGTCAATCAGGAAAAGAAAGATTTCCAGAAATAACTAAAGAGATAGAGCAGTATTTTTATGCAGCTACTAAGCCGTACATAGAAGAGCACGGTATAGAGTTGGATAACTGGATGCATCAAAATCCATCAGCTTGCGTTTACCGTGAAGAGGGTGGGGTTACTGATGACATGTCTATGCACTACCACACTGACTATCAACAGGAAAAAGCAGACGCTCGGGGATATAAATTTAGGGTTACATGCACTATGTATCTAAATGATGATTATGACGGCGGTGAGCTAGCTTTTGCAATTCTGGAGGATAGAGACAACCCAGAAAGTGCAATTAAATTTGATTACAAGCCAACAGCGGGAGATATTCTGGTCTTTCCCTCTATCAGTCCCTTCTACCATGGAGTAAAGAGACTTAGGTCTGGTGATAGATATTTCATTAGAAATTTTTGGTTAGAGTATTTTCCCGGCACACCAGAATGGCTAGCTGGCGAAGCAGAGCACGGGGAAGAGAAGTGGGCTGAAATGGAAAAGGCTCGGGAAGACGAGCAGCGTAAGAGTTGGAGGACTATTGAATAATGGAGATTCTAGAACTTCATCCTAAAGTTTTTGTATATAGGAACTACATAAAGAACGCCCGAGAACTTGTACAGAGGCTAGAAGACAAAGCAACTTGGGACACGTGGTGGGTCTTCGGGAAAATTGCTCAAAACGTAGGTCCATCGTATTCATGGGATTCGTTTCCTTCCCAAGAAGAATGGGAAGCACATTTAGAGCAGATTAAAGAAGAGTTAAACAGCGAACTACTAGATGAAATTGTTGAAGTAAAAAGAACTTTTTATGAAGTAACAAGCGACTATTTAAGTAAGCACAGTATTGATTTTGACACCTGGGTTATGCATGCCCCCTCTTTTAATGTGTACATACCAAACGAAGAAGAGCAGCCCGGCGACACCACCATGGGATTCCACACTGATTATCAGTTAGAAAAAGAAGAAGCCAGAGGGGACAAGTTTAAGCTAACTTGTACCATGTACCTGAATGGGGACTACGAGGGAGGAGAGCTGGCTTTTGTTATTACAGACAGTCCCGCAGACCCGTCTACCTACAACCTTATAAAGTATAAGCCGCAAGAAGGTGACATAGTTGTTTTCCCATCTACCCCTCCCTTTTACCACGGAGTAACTAAGCTTTTATCTGGAAACAGGTACATGGTAAGGACTTTTTGGTTAGAGCACTTCCCGGGCACCCCCGAATGGCTCGCAGGGCAGGCTGCAAATGGGGAAGAAGCATGGTCAGAGATGGAAAAAAGCAGGGAAAAAGAGTTTCTCCATTCCATGGACCGCATTAGGGATGAAGAACTTAATCTATAATTGTATTAGGCTTATCTAGGAGAACCCTTGCAATTAACCCAAGAAATTACTACTAAAGAAATAGTATGGCTAAAAGATGACGTTGCTTCGTTCCCTAATTTTATGGACAAAGAGCAGTGCGAACAAGTTATAGCTTTTTTTGAAGACCAAGGTACCGCCGAGGGTCACTGGATGCAGACCTGTTTCTATGACTCACTCGGGATGGCTCTAGTCTCCAGCGAAGACGCCCTTATGAGGTCTGGACTAGAAGATAGGCACCAAAACTATTTTGAATGGCTTCGCCTCGAGATTAAAGCTGCTATCGAACAAGCTTTTGGCCGAGAAGTAATCACTAACTCTACTCACGCTCAGAAGTGGCCAGTGGGCGCGTTTGCTAGGTGGCACTCCGACAACTCGGACCTTGAGGGTAACCCTTCAGCTTGGAGCGACAACAAGTTTGCAAGCATTCTTTACTTGAATGATGACTATGAGGGCGGCGAACTTATTTTTAGGGACTTTGATTTGGAAGTAAAACTCCCTCAAGGTTCATTAATAGTTTTCCCGGGCGGGATTGAAAACATTCACCGAGTAGAAGAAATCAGAGAGGGCAACAGAATTACTGTTGTTGGTTTCTGGGATTATGCAGATTCAGTCTATTCAGACGAAGAAATTGCAGCTCGAGAGGCAGAGATTGCATTCGAGCGAATCCTACAGACCGAGCAAAAAGCTCTTTGGTCCGTAGGAAACAGCAATGCCTAATCTAGATTTATCAAACTCTAAGTTTTACGCCGAAAAAATTATGGTGTTGGAAAATGCCATAAGTGAAGAAGACTGCAATTGGATTATTGATTGCCACAAAAATTTTGACTCGGAGCTTACTGAAGCGGATGACCACGTAGTCAAAAAACTAGTTCCTTGGCAAACATCTTCTATAGACCACCCCCACGTCTACGGGACAAAGAGGGAAGCCGTCAACTATGGTGGCAGTTTCGAGCGTTCAACTGAAGCAGTAAAAAGTTTTTACAGCTATATAAAAGATATGTGGCATCAAGCAGGTAAGCATTACCATGACCAGCTGGGCCTAGAGTACGAGCCCACTAGTTGGACGGATTTTGCTACTTTTCACTACACAAACGGTCAAGAGATGGGACCACACGTAGACTACGACGGAGAAATTGACCTAGCCCCGATAGCAACAGGTCTAATGTATCTGAACAATGACAAAGTAGGTGGCGACTTATATTTCAAGGACCAAGATGTATTGGTAAAGTCTAACGCTGGAACATTAGTCATTTTCCCATGTATCA